CCGGGGAAGGAGTAGGTCACGATCGCGCTCCCGCCTTGCTGGGTCGGCCAGGCTTGCGGGCCGGAGGTGCCTCATTCTTGGGCTCGGGTGCCGGTGGTCCATCGGGTTGCGACGCCGGAGGGGCCGGAGCCGCCGGGACCGGATCCGCCGGGACCAGGGACCCTGATTTAAGGAATGGCCTGGCAGCTGCCTCATCCAGGTCGACACACGCTCCGATCTCGAGGTATTTGCCTTTCAGCCCTTTGATCAGGCAGACGGCACGATACTGTTTCATTGTCTCCTCCGTGTGTGGCGGGCGGGCGCCGCCAGGTCAGGCAGCGGCGCCCGCCGTATCCGGTTAGATGGCGTCCTGGATGAAGTAGCCCAGGTCGGATGCGGTCACCAACTCGGCTACCGATTCGCCGACGCGGACGACCTGGCCGCCTCTCATGCCGATATTCGGATCAGGCATGTTTCCGGCTACCCTGTCTCCCCACTGCGCGGTCAGGCCGAAGGTGGTCCGATCGGTCGTTCCGGCCAGGGAGTCCCGGTAGATCAGCGAGGCGTGATTCCCCCATACCCGCGACAGTGTAACCGGCTGACCGGGCTTGGCCGCATTCACCCAACCCTGGCCCACCAGCACGGCATCCAGCTCGAACAGATCGCGGATGAACTCGAGCGGGACGATGCCGGCATCGCCGAGGCTGCCGTTGTAGGATTTGACGATCGCCACGTTCCGGCGCAGGGCCGTGGCCACGGCGTTGCCCAGCACCAGGATGTTGGGGCGCATGATCACGGTGTCCAGGCCGCGGGTGATGTCCTCGATCGGATCGGAGGCGGGGTCATCCCACTGTTGGACGCCTGCCAGCTGCACCTGGTTCGCCGGGGCGTAGCTGGCGGGATTGAACACCAGGGCGGACGCTCTGACCTCGCGATCGAGCAGGATCAGGTCGGTGATGCCCTCCACGGCCCGGGTGATCGGGTCATAGCCCTGGGGGGCGTTTTCGATGTCTGCCTGAGGGACCGGATCCTCGAGGGCGTGGTCGCGCGTAGCGGCCGTCACCTCGGTGAATCCGAACTCCACCTGCCCGGGGCGGGACGTGCGGCCCACCAGGGTGTTGGGCACGGTAAACGAGGAGCTCAGGGCGTATTGGCGGTACTTGAACTCCTGCTGAGCGACAGGCACCCGCGGGAGCACTTCATCCGCGATCAGCCGGATATTGCGATAGGCAATCGCAATGGCCGTCAACAGCGGAGTAATCGGGAATGGAGCCTTCATGGATGTTTCCTTTCTTCGTTAGGGCCGCTCGCGCGGTGTTATCCCAGGGTGACGTTGGTCAGCCGCAGCACATGCCAGAGGCCTCCCAGAGCGACCAGCTCCATGCTGTCGCCGACGGCGCCGCCGAAAGTCGCGACGTCGGATCCGGCTCCGCCGCCGTTGAACCCGCTGCCGGCGCTGTTGTCCACGGTGTGGGCGTTCGCCGTGGTGGCGACGATCGTCAGCCTCTTGCCGTCGTCCGCCGGCGTGGCCGGATCCGCGAGAGTCAGGGCCGCGACCCCGGCCTTGGTGATGGACACCGTCCCGGTCTTGGCGGCGATCGGGCCGTCGGCGGCAGCGGCGGTGATCACCTCCTGCAGTCCTCCGGCAGTGCCCGAAACATTTCCGGTGACGTTCCCGGTAACGGCGCCGGTCAGCGGACCCTGGAAGCCGCCGGCATTGATCAGGGCGAATACTCCCGCGATGGTCTGGTTCGCGATGGGGTTGTCGTGAATCGCGTGGGCATCGACACCCGCGACCGACGCGCCGGCGCAGCTCCCCGGGATGACCAGCACGGGGAAGAGATCGTCGAGCACGGCGGACGCCAGGGCGATCCCGATCACCCGTTCGCCGTCGGCGGCGACAATTCCCTTGGATGCGGCGTCCGCGGTGACCTGGGACCCGCGGGGCACGATGCCGCCGGCCTTCACGTAGGCGATGCCGGACTGGATGACGTCGCACGGTTCGCCGTTGGCTGCCGGGACATGCGTGCTGACGCCGATCATGAAATCGGCGGCCGCAATGGCGGGTACCACGGTGTCATCGGCGAGCTGCTTCACGATGAGGTTGGGGCCGATGGCACCCACAGCGGTGAAGTTTTTGATCAGCAATGGATTCATGGAGGTATCCTTTCGTTTTCTGCAATAACTGCTTACTGCTGCTTGATGACATGGGACACCGCGTCCGCATAGCGAACGCTGCGCCCGGCCTTTGCCTCGGCATCCACGTATTCGCGGGCCTGGCGCGCGAGCTCCCGAGCATCGGGATCCTTGGGTTTGGCGTCCGACTCCGTGCGCTCCGCCGCGGGGGCGGGGTCCGGAGCGTCTGCGGCCAGGTCCTTGGCGATCTGTCCGGTTTTGGCCTTCTCGGCCTGCAGAATTCTCACCGCGGCTTCCGGGCCCGTGGTTTTGCCATCTGCCTTCATCTCCGCCACGAGCTTCTCGTGGCCCGGCATGGAGTTCTCTTCCACGGCCAGAATCCGGGCCCGCTCCGTCGCGGCGCCGTCGGCGATTCCAGCCGCCTTGGCCCCGGCCACCTTCGACTCGAGATCGGCCGCCGCTGCCGCCTGGCTTTCCGCGACTGCCTTGTCAATCGCGGCCTTCACGGCACTGTCGACTGCTTCCTGTGTCGTGCACTCCACGCCGCAAATCATGACCTTTTCCATCGTCTGTCCTCCTGTTTTGGGCGCGTGTGCGCCGAGTTTGTCCAGGCCGCGAGGATCATTCAGGGCGGCGATAACCGCCTGCAGGCTGCGGATCCCGTCGACAAGCCCGGCCTCCACCGCCTTCCGCCCGATAAACAACCGCCCGTCCGCCATGTCCTTCAGCACTGTTTCAACATCACGGCCGCGGTTGGCGGCCACGTCGTTGACGAAAATCGTATAAATCTGGTCCACCTGGTCCTGAATCGAGGCGCGCCCTTCCTGGGTGAGTGGGGCATGCTCGCTGGCGATCCGCTTGTATTTTCCGGCGGTAATCTCCGTTGTCTTCACGCCCAGGTTTTCCTCGTACCTGCTCCAATCCTGGTGTGATGCCACCACGCCGATGCTTCCCACTTCCGTGGTGTCATCGACGATGTAGATCCGTTCCGCTGCGCTCGCGATCCAGTAGGCCGCGCTGGCCCCCAGCCCATCGACCACCACCACCACCTGCTTCTGCTCCCTGGCCGCCCGAATGGCCTGCATGGCCGCCTGTGTGCCATCGACGGTGCCCCCGGGCGAGTCCACCAGGACCACAATGCTGTGAGCCTCCGGATCGTCGGCGGCGGCCAGGATGTCGCGCTGGAACAACTGGGTGCTCACCCCGCCGCTGATGCGGGAGAAAATGTTCATCCGCTTGGCGATGACACCCTCGAGGGGGACCACGGCCACGCGATCGATTACCTCATACCCCTTCGCCTGGTTGTCGAGGGTCCGGCCGATGGCGGCCTCAATGGCGGCCAGGTCAGCCTTCTCACCGTGAGCGTGGGCCCGGTAGATGGCGCAGATCTCCTGCAGCCGTTCCGGCAGGATCGCCCAGGGGCTTGTGAGCACGTCCGTCACTCTCATCGCTGGCTCCCTCTCCCGGGTGTGGTTTCCAGATCGCTGCCGCCGTCGTCGTTCGGATCCGGTGCCGGTTCGGATGAGTTTTCCGGAGCGCCGGACTCCAATCCATCCCGTAGCCGCATCCGCTTTTCCCGCACCTGTTGGGCGTGCACTTCCTCCCAGACCTGGCCGGTCAACTCCATGGTCTCCTTCTGGCGCGAGCTCACCCCGAGATCGATCCTGCCCTTCGCTGCGTTCACTTCCTTGAGGGGGTCGATACTCCCCGGAGCGTCGCCGATCCATTCACTCCCGAGATATGCCCGCCGCACGGCCGGATCCGCAAAATAGCCCGGAGCTGCGATCCGGCCGATGCTGACCGCCTCATCCATGAACGCCTCGTAAACCGGCTGGCAGAAGTGGTGAGCCAACCAGTGACGCCGGCCCATGTAGAAGCGCCACGCTTCGAGGAGGGCAGCGCGGGCGGCACTGTATGAGGCCGTGAAGTGCTTCACCAGGACTTCGAACGGCAGGCCGAGGGCCACGCCGATCTGCCTGAGGATGGCCTGGACGAACTGGTCAAACGCCACGTTGGGCCGCTTCGGATCGGCGAATGAGATGTCATCGCCGTCAGCCAGGTCGACGATCAGGCCGGCGCCCATCTTCAGCGGCTGCTGGTCATCCTGTGTCTCCGGGGCTGCAGAGGCGGCGGGGACTATCCCGGCCATGGATGCCGCCGCCGACTGAGTGACATTCAGTCCCTCGCCGGCCGGGGTTTTCACAAACACCGTGAACAGGCTCGACACCACCGCGGCCATCAGTTCGGCGTTGGTGTAATTTCCCAGCACGTGCAGGGTCTCGATCACGGGCGCCAGGTAAGGGACGCCGCGGCTTTGGTCCGGGCGCAGACGGTCAAACAGATGGAGCACATTACGCCGCCCGGTCCTCTCGCCAAAGAACTCGTACCGGTCGGTGGTCCATGCGCCGCTCGCTGCGATGCCGCCCGGGTGCTCCCGTAGAATGTGGCAAGCCACCGGCTTGCCCGAGGCCTCTTTCTCGATCCCTGCGAACACGCGGTTCCCGGACTTCAGTTTGGTGCCGTCCAGGGTTGCCCTGGTGGGATTCGCCACCCGATCAGCCTCCACGATTTGCACGCGGGTCCGATACGGGGTCCCTTTCTGCAGTTCCATCGGCAGGAGGGCAAAGCAGTCTCCGGATTCCAGGGCGCTGCGGAAGGCCAGGGCCTGCAGACCGTAGAAGTTTTGGATGCAGGTCATGTCCACCAGGGCGGTTTCGGCGAACAGGCGGAACTCGCTCTCGGTGGAGGCCGCCCATTCCGCGGCCTGCTCAGGAGTCCATCCCAGCCGATGTGCATCGGGCCGGGCCTGCAGAGCCAATCCGCTCCCCACCACGTTCATCACCACGGTGCCGATGGCCCCCACTGACAGGGGCGAATTGCGCATGAGATCCCGGCTGCGGTCCCGCATGGTGGGGATGTCGGGTAGCGTATCGCTATCCGAGCTCCCGCTGGTCGTCACCCACCCGGACGTCTGCCGCCTGTTCAGGTTCGCACCGGTGTAACCACCCTGCCCGGAGCCGATGAATTCGCTGGCAATGGCCTGGACGGCACGGGCCCGCATTCGCCGGGCACCCCGGAGCGGAGAAAAATAGTTCACTACCCGATCCGCCAGGTTTGGCCGCATTGCTTCCTTGACGCCAGCTGCCAGCGTGCTCATAGCGGAACGACCCCACGGACTCGCGGTCCCCCACGGTCCAGGCGTTTGCACTGCTTGTCCCAGAACTCGATATTGGCTCGGATCTCTCCGGCATCGGCTGCGGAGAACGACCGTCCCTGGTGGCTCCACATCTGCCGCTGCGATACCTTGGCGTCAGCATCCAACCACAATGCAAGCTGGGCTTCCGCGTGTGCGAGTGTTAATCCGGCCATGGCCGCAAATTGGCATGAACCGAATTAGGAGGGCAAACCCAATTTTTTATGGGTGGCTCGAACTAGAGTCGAACCCCTTGGGAGAGGATCCGCCGACCGGGCCGTTTGGTCGGCTGGGAAGTCGGGAGAGACGAGGCGTCACCGCGGCCGCTGGCCTGCCTGAGGAGTTCGAGCAGGCGATCCAGATTGCGGAAGGTAACCGGGTCGATGAAGTTCTGCAGGATGAACAGGCCCGCATGAGCGTACACAGTTAGATCGAGGGCCTCATTGCGCGAATAGACCTGCACATACTGCTTTCGCACTCTGCGCGTGCGCTTGTTTCGGACGGGGATTTTCTGCTCGGAGGCGAGCTGCTTTAGATATTCATCGGTGACCCAGTCGGGGAGGTGGTGGTATCCGGGCTTCGGAGCCCCGTTTGGGTCGGGTGGGATTTTGAGGCGCGAATAGATGCGGTCCTTGGCGGCCGATGTCGCGATGTTCCAGAGCCGGATATGGTGGCGCTTGGCCGTTCCTTCCTGGGCAAGACCTGGTTTCGATAGGTACTCGACGCCCTTGATCGCATAGACGCGGCGCTGCGGGATCTGACGGGGCAGAACGTATTCATACACCGCGTCCGTCTGATCCCCGGAATCCACGAGACAAATCGCGGCACGCATCCGGGCGCCCGACTCGTGGGTGTATTCACGAAGAAAAAATCTATCGAGTTCGGCCCATACGCTGATACCGGTTTCGACGTCGATCAGAACTCCGGGATCGCCCCAGAACACCTCGTAGGAGATCAGCCACGACTCCTCCCCGGGGCCGAATCCAATCGTCTGAGCCTCGATGCGTCCCTCCTGGATGTCGGCCTGGCTGACCAGCAGACAGCATCGGTCGGGCACCGCGTGCATCTGCCAGGGCTCGAGCGTACCAGCCGCCGGCGACAGGGGATATTTTTCCAGCCGCGCGGCGAGGACGTTCTCATCGAGGGTGGCGCCTCCACCCTCGTCGAAGGTCTCTCCGAGGCGCAGATTGATGAAGGTCCGGGTTTTCTCGGCATCGTCCTTGGCATCAAACCACTCCTGGGCCATCGCGGACCATACCGTGCCCTTCCAGGGGGAATAGAGCGCATTGAGGTGGAACCCAGGGCGCTTGAATCCCTCGATGTCGCACAGGCCGGGGAATCGCGCGCGCCATTGCCCGGCGTCGAGCATAGGCTGCTTGTACTTTTCTTCAATGCCGCGATCGCACTGTGCACAATGGTAGCGAACACTCCCCGGTACCGGGGCTCCGTGGGCATCCTTTTCCCATCGGACACGATGAACGTTTTTGCCGAAATATTTGCTCGTCTCAGTTGGGGGGAGAAATTGCCCAGTATCGCGCCAAACGAGGGGTTGCATGAATTCACAGAAAGGACAGTGGACCCAATAATAGCGCTGATCACTCGCGAGGAAGTAGGTCTCGATCAGGCTGATGCCCTTGGGCTTCGCCGGCGTGGACCCCAGCAGGATCTTGGCATCGTCGTAACTGTCAGTGCGGCGCCAGGCGATATCAATCGGCGGGCCCTCGCCTTCGCAGTCCAGATCGTAGCCGTCTATTTCGTCGCAATTGAGTACCCTGATAGTGTCGCTCCGGAGGGATTTGGCGGAAGTTGAAAAAGCGAAGCGCAGGAAGCCACCAGGGAATTCCTTCAGGAGTAGGGTATTGCCTGCCCGGCGCGCGGTGGCAGGTCTGATTTTGCGTGAGAGGGCATCGCAGTCCGCAATAAGGGGCGCGATCCGTTTCTTGCTGTACTGCTCGGCGTCCTGTTTGCCAGGTTGAATGAACAGAATCGGGCTCGGGTCGGCGTCGATGTAATACCCGGTGATCGCGTTGAGGAGAGTGGACCAGCCCACCTGGGTGGGCTTCATCATGGTGACCACCTTTACCAGCGGGTCGCAGATAGCGTCCAATATTTCGCGTTGGAATGATTCGATGCGCAGTGGACCAGGCCGGCTACTTGTGCCTTTTCGTAGCCGGAGATTTGCCTCCGCCCACTCGCTTATGCTGATGTCCGGTGGCGCTGCGAGCAGGCCGGCGAGCTCCACGTCCACGCGCTCGTTTAATTCCTCCATCAGCTCCTTGAGCATGAGCGTCGGGAGTGTTTGGGGCAGGGGCATTTCCATTTGCAGCATTGATGATCTCTTTTCCAGTGGCCAGCGAATTTAGCAGGTCCTTGATGCGTTTGTCCAACCTGGTCTTGATTTCTATGCGCGCCAGGCCCTCGAGTTGCGGGGCGATCTGCCCGGGTAGCGCCAGCATATTCTGCCGCACCACGCTGTGATGGGCTGACACCCTCTGTCGGTAGATGTCGATCGGAATCAGTTCGCGGCGCATCTGCGCCGCCTTGAGCTCCGCAATGTCGGCTTTTGCCTTGGTCTCCCGGGTCTGCTCGAATTCCAAATTTCCGCCCTTCTCACGCTCCTCGTCCAGCTCACGCCTCAGCCGTCCGATGTACCAGCCGGCGCAGGCGGCCAGGTCGTATTTCCCATGGGCCGCCTTGGGCATCCCCTCCTGGGCAAAGCGCTGTACATGCCGGTCCGTGCACCCGAATAGCGCGGCTACCACCCCAACTTCCACCAATGTAACCGTATCCTTTTTCGTTGCCATGGTTACCCGGGGAACCGACACCGACATGACTGTAAAAACCCTTTACAGTAGCCCTCCACCGCGCCCGCCGTCACCCGCGCTTGCCTATTTTCCCGGAAGGACCCGTGCTTGCTGGCGGGCCACCTTGCATCCCTGTGCGCTGGCGTGCGTGCCGCTCCAGGCGCGCCGCAGGTGGAGCGATAGGCCACGGGCGGTTCGTATGTCGGTGCATGGCGGGCTGGTGATAGTTCTGCTCTCACGTTGATTCCCTTATCGCTGCAAATGATGGAAGCGGCGGAAGAAGTTCTCGCGGAACTGCTGAGCATATACGCTCTTGGCTCGCTGAATCAGGTTGAACACCTTGCGCAAGCGGAACGCACGGCGGAACGAATACAGCAGTCTGATGCCTGTATCGGCGATGGGACGAGGCGCTGTCTTTTGGCCTTTGGTTCTAGCACCACCATGGGTGAATGACGACTGTGCTCGCCGTGGAGAGCTGACGCGCTGGTAGACTCCACCCTGGGGATGCGTTGCCGTAGCCGAAAGGATGAACGTGCGGAGCTTGCCCTTGATCTGTCGTTTGCCAGATTTTGTGTGCATCGTCTTGAATTTGAGCGCACCAAAGCGCTTGGCCTTTTCGACCGTCCCGGTAATGATCCCCCCCTGGCGCGTGTTGCGGGTGATCGGGACTGCCACATTCTTTGCGCCCGGGGTGAATGGCTCTCGTATGGTGTTCGCCGCCGAGGCATCGTACTTCGCCAGGAGTAGCCGCTCTCGTTGGCGGATCCCCACCTCGGCATAGGCCGTGAGCTTCTTCACGTTCGCCCAGGCGAGGACGGCGATCTGCCGTACCAGCCAGCTGGTCTCTGATCTGGACGGTTGGTCCCCGAACTTCTCCGCGAATTCCGATTTTGCGCCGGCCCACGATTTCGACCCTGGTGTCTTCCTCAGGTGGAAGGCCTGCCGGACGTCCCCCTGCACTCGGTACTGCACGTCCTTGGCCGTGTCATTCAGGGCCTGGGCGACGGAATACGCCAGGTTCCGGGCCTCTTTCGTCGTCCGCGCCTTCAGATTGTCCGCATCAATCTCGATCTTGATCTGCATGGGTCCTCCTCATCAGCTCTGGCCAAACTAGCACATGCTGGCCAACGACGCCACCGACAGGGGTTGCAGCACCCTGAACTCCTGCCGTGATCCTGTCCCTCAGGTCGGGATCAGTGGCAGGTTTGCATTGTGTGCCCCGAGCTGGCAGGAGCAGCGATAGACGCGCATCTCGAACCTCGAGCGCTTGGCGGTCTGCTGGTAGTACTCCTCGAGCTCCATGCTCCAGCCGCCCGAGCTGACAAGGCTGCCGTCGGCCCGGCTTGTGACCAGGGCGATCCGGCCCGTGTCCTCGCATTTGCGGCACACCTCCGGCAGGGGACCGAACTCCGCCAGGTACGCCGCCAACTGCGTGCGCTCATCATCGCTAAGTCTCTGTGGCTCTTTGCGATGTAGGTACTCGTACAGCTCGCGGCGCTCGGCGCGCTCCCGCTCGAGTTCCTCCGCCGTCGGCTGGTATTCCTGATCCCGCAATCCGACCGTGTCGGGTTTGATGCCCTGGTGATCCCGGAACATCTGGCCCCACATGGTGTCGAACTTTTCGCGCAATTTCCTTCCGCTCAGGACGTTGGGGGCCCAAAAGCAGCCGTCATTCTGGCACCACACTATGACCTTCTCGACGTCCTCCGGCCGGCGACCATCGATGCGTAAAATCTTTTCGATGTCGCGCGCCCAACCAGGCGGAATGGGTAGCTTTGCTGCTTTTGCGTTGCCATCTCTAACCGCGATGCGCGAACGCAGCAGCTCCGACAGTCGTTCCGCCTCAGCCACGAAGGGAGAGGGATCCACGGCAGCGGCGCCAGCCGCTTGCGCTGTTGTTTCTTTTTCTTTCTTTAAACCTTCTTTTATTTTGTTGCGCTGTGCGTTGTCGTTTGCGTTGTCGTTTGCGTTGCGCACAGGGTTATAAGTCTCGTAATTGCATACTCTAAAGCGTTGCGCCGTGCGTTGCGGTATGCGTTGCGCTCTGCGTTGCACCCGCTCCAGCATGCCAGCTGCGCATAGCGATGTTACAAATCTATGAGTCTTATGGAGGTCCCACCTCCAGGCACGGGACAGGAAGCGACAACTGGCGTCGAATTCGCCGCGTTTCAGATCTCCGTTGTCTGTCCCTCGCGCCCGATTCATTACGATATCCGTCCACGCCTCGAACTTGGAATAGACCTTTCCTGGTTCCTGCAGCTCCTTGCAGTCATCGATCTTCCGCCACAGGCGTATATAGCCGCGTTCCATCAATCACCCGTTCACAATCAGCTTGCTGCAATTTCTTTTATGCACCAGCCGGTTTTCTTCTTCTGGTACAGCACAAACCTGAACATGGGGTATATCCGGGCGGCCGCCGTCAGCTTGACGTAGGCGTCGTCCATGATGAAGCCGCCCTTCACCTCGTGAAACTCGATCTGGCGGTTGACGAGCTCCACCATGAAGTCAGGGCAGTACCACATCGTCCGGCCCTCGGGGGTGACTCCGATAAACAATTTGACTGCCTCGAATTCCCAGCGTTCGATCTGTCGGGCATTGACGGCGGCTTTCAGCACCCAGGCGTGCTCCTGCTCTGTTTTATTCATCGTCCGCGCCGGCAGATGGCCGAGGGCGCGGAAGCGTTTGCCGGTCATTCCTTACCCCTCCCCTCATCAGCCATCCACAGAACAACGAACACGATGACCAACGCCCAGGTCACGGATGCTGCTGCGATATTTCCGATCATTTGCGCCTCCCCAGCTTCCTTGCAGGATCGCCGGTGGAGCGCGATCGTGAGGCCGGGCGGGCCCCAGCCTTACCTTTCTTCAGAGCGGCGGCCAGGGCCTTGCTCCGGGACCGCGCCGGGCCCTTTGCTTTCGTCTGCCGGGGCTCGGGTGGCTCTGCCGGCGGAGCCTCGGCCGAGGCGGCATCACCGGCGAGAAAGAGGGTGCGGGCCACCTCGCGCATGCAGTCAGCCACCAGGTCGGCCGGCAGGATGCGCAGCCCGAACTGGCGGATGGCGACAGACACCTGGTCGGCCTCGAGGGCCGTCATGTCATCCTCAGTGGCCGCGATCTGAAAGATCTGATGGCCGTCCCGGTGGGTTACGCTGAGAACCCTGTCCTTCTTGCCGGCGGATGGGCGCTCCGTGATCCGGGAGAGGAGGAGCGTCTTGCTGTAGTGCATCGCGGTCTCGAGGTCCTGCACCTCCACCCGAATCCTGCGTGCCTTTGGATCATCATCGAGCTGCAGGATATCCACGTCTACCCGGCCCCAGCGCTGCAGGGCCGCCTCAACGAACTTCACGCTGGGCCTCGTGACGGTCTCGCCCGTATCGTCTCCCAAGGCCTTTGTATAGCGCGCCAGGCGAGCGAATTCCGGGCGTTGACAGTCCTTCAGCAACTGCTTCCTGATCGTGGCTTCATCTCGCATCATTTACCTCCACCCCAATTTCCTTGGAAACAGCTCCGCACATCGCGCAACAGCCGTCCTCATCGATGGTGCGGATGATGCCGCACTCAGGACAGAGGTAGACGGGGCGGTAGCCGTGACGGACGATCCAATATGGGTATTCCGGGCGCCTGCGACCATTTTTGCAATTTCCCCAGTGCCCACCATTCAATGAGTGTCGGCACCCATCTTGATCTCTGCTGAGAGGCGACTGGCAGCACTCGTCCCTTTCCATGTCGTCCAAAGGCTTCCCCATGGGATCTTTGTGGCAAGCGAAACACGGTTTGCGGATCATTCGATTTCTTTCCTCCACCAGGCTCGTAGATATGCCGGGTCCTGTCGTTTTTCGCTGTGCCGGCGGATCACTGCCGGGGACGCTTGCACGGCTCTAGCCACAGCCGCCCAATCGGTCACTTCACGTTCGCCGGGACGCACCCAGCCGATCGATCCGAAATCGCCGCGGACCCGATCAGCGCCCTTGAGCGTCTCGGCCAGTTGATTTCGGATCAGCAGTTCCGCCTCCTCTGCTTCCTGGCGCCGGAGCTGTGCATCTCGATATTGGGCGGCCAGATCCGCGATTTGCGGTGTCGCCCGGAGCGCACGGCCGGTCGAGCGCCCGTATTTTTTCGCCAGGTAGGCCTGCCAGCTCGAGCTGCCGTCTATCGGCGGCGGGATCTTCTTCTGGACGTGTTGGGTCCAGAAGCGCTCGGCGGCGGCGAGGATCTCTGATTCCAGCGCGCGCGTGCGCTCCACTTGGTAAAGCGTCAGATCCCCGCTGAACCGCGCATCGCCCACGAGCGCCCCCACATCCCAGATGGGCATATCGGTCACGGCGAGATAGACCGCTGCCTGCGTCAGGTAGTAGGGGGGGATCTCATCGGTCCCCTGCGTCCCCCACTCCCAGGCACTGAAATATCCCGCGGTCTTCGCTTCGAGACCGCGCTCTCGAGCCGGGATAAATGCATCTGGCGTCGCCAGGAGATAGGGAATCTCCTTGTGCCGGATGAGCACCTGCGCCGACGACCCACGGCCGAACACCTGGGCGCGGTTTTTCGGGAACGCTCCAGCGATTGCTGCTCCTCGTAGCAGGTCCCGGCTGACGAGTCCCGTGATATCTGAATACAGCTTGAGGATGATCGGCTCGAGCGCCGTGCCGATCATCATCGGGACGGTGACGTCGATCTCATCAGCCTCGCCGACCTTCGCGCGGTAGACATCGATCGGCTTTTTCCAGGGGCTCAGCCCCAGAATGGCGGCGACGTCCGTTCCGGTGATCCCTCGCCGGCGCGCGGCCAGCCACTTTTTGCGATCTGTGTTCACTGGCGCCATTACATGCCTACGTTCACGGGCATTGCGATTTGCCCAATGGGAACTGCTTTCCTGATTGGCCGGGTTTCACTGGAATAGGCCGGAACGATGGATGTCCGCAGGCGGTACCCGGGGAATCGCCCATCAATCGCTGCCCACGCCTTCTGTTGCGCCTCGAGCGTGTCTGAGCCGGGAAAGGTGCCCCCAAGGTAGGGAACCCTTGCTGCTGCGGTCCCGTCGCTGTAGGCGTCCAGGACATACAGGACGGCATAATCCACCAGGTTCCCGGATGGGAGACAGTACCAGCGGTCCTCGCTGTATCTTGTCGCCGCCACTTGGGGCTGCTTTTTTTCATCGATGGGGAAGAGCAGAAGCTCCTGGTGCATCAAAAACTCCTGGCAAAAAGGCCCTGATCATCGTCGGCGGCGAGGACCTGGTCGCAGTATGCAAGGATGCGTTCTTCGCTCCGATCCAGTCCTCGGTCCACCTGGCCGGCGTAATCGAACCCCGTGCCCCGCCGGGGAAGACGGAACATCACCTGTCCCTGGGGAAGATCGACCAGTAGGCGCCAGCATTCGTCCGGGTCGCTGGTGTCTCTGCTCCACCCCCATGAGATACCCAGATCGAGCCCGTCTGACAGGAGCGCCCGGCACAACTGTCTCAGGGCCCTGTCCTTGCGTTCGCACATCGTGTGAGCGTAGGGCTGATCCTGGCAGCGACCGGCCTGATCCAGGCTCCGGCGGGCGCGGAACAGGCTCAGTGCGACGATCCCAGCGGGCCCGCAAAGGGCGAGGCGCGCGTAGAGGGCCCTGGTGGCCGCGGGATCGCTCCCGGAGTAGACGTCGCGCGACGTGGTCGTGGTGGAAATCATTGACTGCATGCCATTCTCCCTGATAGGGAGCGACCGTTGGTTCCGGTCGCTCCCTATGGGGTTAGAGACTCAGATGGTCAGATCTGCGGGCTCGTCGATTCCTGTCCCGCACCGTCAGAATCCGGATCCGTAGTTGCTGAGGCTTTTGGTGTTGCTTTGGGCGTTTTCTTTTTGGGCTGCTTGGGTTTCGACTGCGCCTTCACTTCCTTTTGCACCACTCTCAGGTCCACGCCCATATTGGTGGCCGCGTAGGCCATGTTTTCCGGAACTCCGAGGTAGTCATTGTTCCAACTCGGGAGTTTAATTTCAGATCTGAGCACTATTTTCAGGCAGAGGGCGACCAGCTGGTGCGCGGACATGATCTCGATCCGGTCCTGGACGATCTTTCCGATGCCGTCCACATCTTCTCCGGCGACATCAACCAGGTCATCACGGTCCGATTGATCCATCAGGTACCTGGCAACGATGCGCAGCTCGAGAGCGCCCGGGGTCTCCGGTATCGCCTCGATCACCTTGCGCACTATCCCTTCCCGCACCAGCTCCGCGACTCGGGCCTGCTCCTTCTGTGCCTTTTGGGCGGCGATCTCCTCATCGGAGACGGTGGTGGTCGCGCGGATGGCATGGACCGGACACTTGGGATCGTCACAAATGACCTTGGTGCTCCCGATTCCCGAGAATCCCTCTATGACGATCGCTTTGCGCGCCGACGGGCATTCGGAAATGTTTTCCACTTCGCGATATTTTCCGATTCCCAAGGCCTCAGGGTCAGCAGGTTTGCCTGATTTCGTGGATATCTTCGCCAATGGCGCACCCTTTTTCTGTGCGGCTGCCAGCTTGCGTTCAATGTGGGCCTGCCTCTTGCGGGCGTAGCAGTCGCGATCCGTACAGGTGTCCTTTTTTGCGATATCAGGGAACAACTGCGGCGAGAATCCGGTCCGTTTTGGGCATTCGATACAGCTTCCCACCCCATCCAGAAGGCTTTCGTCCTTGATGGAGAAGGGCGCCTTTTTCAGGTCGAGATGGATAGAGCTTTCGATCCATGCGGCCAGGCTGCGGACCGAACTGATTTCCATCTCTTCTTTGCCGTCAGGTCTCCAGACCTCGGTGTAGTGCGCGTCGAGGGCCGCTGCCTGGTCCGCCGGCTGAAGGCGGGCCAACAGGATCGCGTGGCTGAAGGTGATCTCGTCACTCTCGAGCAGGCGGCGAGCCTCATCGATCAGATCCAGCAGTTTCAATCGCTGATACACATAGGCCTCGGATTTGCCGATCTTGGCCGAGAGGGAAGGGACGTCGTAGGCCGTGCGATCGAGCATGAGCTGGTACCCGTAGGCTTCCTCCATCGGCTGCAGGTACTTGCGCTGCACATTCTCGATGAGCTGGATCTCCAGGGTCTCCTGGTCATTCAGGTCGCGCACGATGGCCGGAACGCTGTCCAGGCCCGCGGCCCGGGCGGCGCGATACCTGCACTCTCCCGCAATGATTTCGTAGGTATTGTCGGCTCCCGGGCGCACGAGGATGGGCTGGAGCACTCCTTTTTCGCTCACGCTGGCCGTCAAATCCTCGAGGTCTTTGAAATTCTTCCGAGGATTGGTCAGCGATGGCCTCAATTCACTGATGGGAATTATCTGATATCCTTCCACACGTACCTCCTATATCTCGATGTCATGAATGGCTTCCATGTGGGCCTCGTAATCGAGCTCATCGTGGAAGGTTTTCCCACACTCGGCGCAGATCCATTCCGCCCTCGAGGCCGCCGTGCCGCCGTGGTGGATTTCGTTGTGCTGGGCGAGCTGCGCGGCCGTCATGAATTTTGCGCGACAGGCTTCGCAGGGATAATTCAGATCCGGGGTAGCGCGCCCCCCTTTGGTCTTCTTGGCCTGCGGGGCGGGGGTGCCTCTGGAGCTCCAGGTGACTCCGGTGGTGGGAGATCCCTGCATCACCACTGAGTGGGTCTTCTTGAGGCGGGTGAGATGGTATCCCACACAGCTCTCGCTCACGTGCACTGCCTCCGCGATCGCCGTGCGCGTGGATCCGGGATGGCCGGCGATGTGCTCCAGGATCCTCTGGCGGGTGCTGGATTCGGCCGGGATCGTCGACCTGGGCGCGCGCTGCTTCCTGGCCGGTTTTTTCGGGGCCGGAGCCGCCCGCCTTTTTGGCGTTTCTCCGTGAGAGATTTGGTCCGGCGCCGTTCCTGCTGCCGTCGTTTCCGCCGCCCCCGATTTCCCGCTACCGGTCCCATGCATGCAGAGTTCCCGGAGTGCTGCGACCGTGGCGGCGATGCGTGCACCCTCGGCCTCCAGGTCGGCAATGACCGGGGCCAGATTCCGATTCAGATCCATCATGGTCCTCCCCAAAATGACGTCTACGTTGTCTACCGACAGGCCAGATCAGGCACACAAATCCGTTGACGTCTGTTGACGTGCGGACGTCCCAGCAGAGGGTTTTTTGAACCCTACCGTGCCGCTAAGTTGTTATTTATCAACAGGTATGGGAGCGGAAAGGCAACTCATAATCAGCGGGTCGGGGGTTCAAGTCCCTCTGGGCCCACCACTTACAGCCTCACTTCCAATCTGTTGACGTCTGTTGCTGTGGACGCTTCGCCGAAACGTCCAGCAAATCCTTCGCTCCGTGGTCCTCTCCCGGAATCCAGTGCGTGTAGATCGACAGGGTGACTGCCGGGCTGCGGTGCCCGAGCTGCTGCGACACCCAGGCCAGGGGTTTGCCGGCCAGGAGCATCTGCGACGCCCAGGTGTGTCGGATGTCGTGAACCCGGCGAATGCGGCTGATCTTCGCTCGCTTCTGGAGGCCGATGAAGGCTCGCCGCCAGTTGTGGTAATCCGGAGCCGCACCCGTGGACTTGCAGAACACCCAGGGCGGAAGTTCCTCCCCCTTGGCGAACCAGGTCTCTCGCTGCAGTTTCTGCAGGTCTCGGAGCGCCTCGACCAGCTGCGGCGACAGGTCGACCGTGCGCAGGGAGGATTTCGTCTTCGGGGTGCCGGGTTTGCCATCCCGCATGATGTTGCGCCGGATGAACGCCTCCCCCTTGTCCAGGTCCACGTCCTGCCACTGCAAGGCCTGGGCCTCGCCGACGCGCACCCCGGTCCGTGCCTGGAAGAGCAGGAAGGGCAGCCAGGCGCCGGCGATGGCCTCGAGGCGGTGCAGCTCCTCGAGGCTGAACGGATCCGGAGCCTCGCGCAGCTTGCCGGCGCCGCCGTAGAGTTTGCCCATGCGCCGCATAACCGGATTGTCGGTGACCAGGCCCTCCCGCAGCGCCTCCTCCATCATGGCGCGTAGGGCGGCAATCATCAGCCGGATGGTGTCCTTTGAGTACGGCCGCACCGGCGAGCCCTCCCTGGGGACACTGCCGACGCGGGACACGGCGTAGCTGGAACTAAGCTTGTCGGTGATGAACTCTTTCACGCGGGTGTACGACAGGTCAGCCAGCGGCAGATCGCCGAAGTACGGCTTCAGGTGCATCCGCACCTGAAGTTCATAGGAGTCCTTGGTGGACGGCTTCAGCCCGGAGTTTTGAACCTCGATGATCCACTGATCGGCGAAGGCGGCGAAGGTCATCGCCGAGCTCCTGCCCCGGTTCTTGAACGCCGCGATCGCCCGGTATCCAGCCGCCTGGAGTCGCTTCTCGAGCGCTTCGCGGATCCGATCGGCTTCCTTTTTGTCCTCGGCGACCTTACGCACCCAGCGTCGGCCGTTCGCATGGTACACGATGTACCACTTTCCCGGCCGGAGTTCCTTCAACAGGATTGGCGTCATACCGCCCCCAGGAATGCATCCAGATCTCTGGACAGTTTGTCGACCATGGGATCCGCAGGGGCCGAGCCGCGCACCATTATGCGGCGCAGCGCGTGGTCCAGATCAGCCAATTTCACCAGTGCTGTCTGGCTGGTAATCCTGGCCACTGGCACCTTCAGATCACGGATCATTTTCCTCACAGCGTCGGTCGACATGCCGAGATCCTCGGCGAGCCCTTTCAGAGTGACATATCCGCTCATTATCAGCTCCTCTTTAACGTCCGGCCATCTGCAGCCGGCGGCGGAACTCCTGCTCGTCAAAGGCCTCCAGCAGCCCCTGCAGGTCGCGCAGGCGCGCCCACAGCGTGAATGCCTCGGCACTGATGCTCACCAGTTCCGCAATCAGTGGGCCTTTACGCATATCCCCGTGGCCCATGTTGCGCAGCCGCGAACACATGATGGAGCACCAGCCCGCCACGTCCTCCGGCTCCTGCAGGGCCTCACCGAGTAGCTCATACAGCGGCCGCTGGAAGCTCTCCCCCTCGTAATCCGTGGCGCCGGCAATCATCCGGGAGCAGACCTGGAACTGGAACTCATCCCACCCATCCGGAAGGCACGCACGTTCGGCTGCCGCATCCATGAATTTCTCCCATTCCTGCATCTGCGGAAAGAGCTCCTTCACCTGGTCCTTCCCAGCGGTGCGATCCAGGGTACGGATGCGGGGCTGTTTTTTCGGCTTCACCTGGTTGCCTCCTGCTTGGATGGCATCATATCGAGGCACTTCTGACAGCGGAACGGCCTGGTTGGGTAGGGACCCGGGGTGAGCTCGAGCGTGAATCCGGTGCACCTGAAGGCGCCGTAGCGGGCTCCGGCCAGGTGGCGGCAATCGTCCGCGCAGAAAATACCATCCGTCCTGATCCCGGGGTCCTGCCGCTTCTGCCGATCCAGGTCCGACCGCAGATTGTGCCGTAGAACGCGGCACGCCTCGCAGAGCTGTCCGCCGTCACAAGTATATCCAGGCCAGCTGAAGGCTATATCCTGGCTCGTTGTGGGGGCTCCGCACAAGGTGGCCATGGTCCCCCCGAATGTCCGCTGTTTTCTGATGTGACAAATCTTCTCATCCATGGAAGGTCGCTTTCAGTGCCGCACTGGATCGATTGTGGGGAGCTTCTTCGTGGCCAGGAACACATAGCCGCTGACCAGGGTCACCAATCCAGCCACGAGGAAAAGGCCAAGTATGCAGAGGATGGCATTGACCGGTCCGTGTCGGCGGATCCATTCCTCGACGTCGATGCGGTTCACTATTCTCTGGCAGGCATAATCGGTCATGGTCACATCCGTGCGAGTAGTTCGCCGATCACCATCCCGGCCGCGATGGCCAGGAGAAACAGGCCGGCTCGGCCGACCAGGCGGCGCCGGCGGCGGGATTTCCAAAATGCCACCGTTTCTTCGTGTATCTTCGCTTCCATTCTGCTGTCCATATGGACCTCAGTTCGGGGTGGAGCCGCGCGCATCCGCGGCCCCGGGGTAGCACGCAATAGGTAATTCTCTGCTGCTTGCCGGAGCGGCCGGCGCCGTGCCCGGATTAACCGCCGGGCATGCGGTAGCTCCCCGATGCGGGGGATAATCCCGGGAAGCGCCCGGGAATATGTGTTTGGGGCGGCCCCGACTGGGTGCAGCCGCTCGGCCTACCGCCCCGCCACGAGCCCCTCTTTCCCAGTGACCCGTGGCTGTCGGAAAACTCATGCGATCCATCCGATTACCTTGCCGGCCAGGGTGATGACGGTGGCCGTACTCAGGAGCACGATTGCCAGCAGGAGCACGCCCCACCAGTTCACCTGGTCGATCGCCCGCCTGAGACGGCCCTGGGCCACCCTGCCGCAGACATTGCGCGGCAGGGGACATCCTGCAGGCCGCTTGATCGGCGGAGGGATAATTGGCGTGCGATTGTACCGCTCAGTCTGGTCTGTCCAAGTGAAAGGCATGGCGCCTCCCTGGTTATTCGTTCACTGCAACGGGCAGCTGAGGCACCCAGCAGCAGGAGCCGCGGCCGAATTCCTGGCCGAGATCGAGCAGATGCTGGGTGATCACGCGGCCCTGGTGGACCACGGTCCGGACTCCTACCACCTTCGGCAGCTGGCGGCGGGCCACGGTGGAGGCCCTGAAATCCCTGATCTGTGCGGACCGGTCGGCGGCACTACTCGCGGCTATGGCGATCATGCGGATTTCCTCCTGTCGGTGATGGCCTGGCTGGCGGGAGGGGCTGGATCACACCAGAGATCCCTCAACTCCTGGGCGATCTCGCGCATGCGTTGGGCGCGCTCGAGACGGGTCATCGGTAGACGTTGTCTATTATGTTGCGCAGCGAAGCGCGTGAGCACATCATGGAGCAGGTCGGATTTGGAGCGAAAATTGAGATCGTCCGCCGCCTGCTTCAGTGCGGCATCCAGCTCATCTGTACCCCGGAAGCTGATGGTCGCCAGCCGGCTGCCGTCAGCACCGTGAAACCTTCGGATCGCGATTACGTTACCCATAGTTCCTCCAGCTATTCGAGAAGCAAGGAAACTGGGTTATGCTACTGGGGCATCAACTGGAAACAGCTCCATCGGTTCCACACCGAGGGCTTTCGCAATGCGACAAACGGTTTCCCAGGAGGGGTTTTTGTTCCGACCACGCTCGATGTCGCTTATGGTCGTCTGGTCGACGCCGGCCATCTCTGCCAACTGCGCTTGGGTTATGTCCTTCAACCGTCGGGCCGTTCTCAGATTCATCATTTCCCCTTCCTAATTTATCCGTATTGTACGGATATATTCGGCTGTGTCAACCAATTTCTTTACGGATATATTAACCTGTGCGGCATCTTGTTGATATTAAAGGAAATGATGTTGTTACGGATTTACCGTTAAATTATGATGCCAGCATGATTGGCATCGGGGATCGCATCAGGGAACTGCGAAGGAGCCGCAACTGGAGCCAGCAGCAGCTCGGGGAGAAGGCCAGAGGAAAGCGGAAGTCCGCAATCAACAAGGAAACGATCAACCGGATTGAGCATGGGTGCAACACCACTACAGACACGTTGCGGGATATAGCTGAGGCCTTCGACGTCACGGTAGGAGATCTACTTCCCATAGAGCATAAGCCCAGTAATGAGCGACAGGCCGAGGGAGTCGACGGGACAAAGCTCGCCATTAAACCCGCCCACGAGAAGCTGCACGAGTACTTCGAATATATCCTGTGCACTGGCAGCCCGCAGGCCGGCTGGTTGGCAGGGAATATCGCCACCTTCTACGCCCAGCTCACTGGTACCGAGCCCGACACCGGTGCCGTAGCTGCGGTTCAGGCCGGCCGCGTATCAGGCGATCCTGGTGAACTCCACGATCTCCCCGAGCCGAGCGTCGGGGTCGCGAACCGGCGCAGTCGCAGCAAGCACGGATGGCGGGGGTAGGTGCACCAGGCGCCCCCTCGATGCGAGTATCCATTTATTGCAGAGCTTACAGTGGCGGATGTTTTTCCCGGGGAATGGAGCCTCCAGACAGTGGATGCCGGCAGGCGAACAGGGGCAGAGCATGAGTATCCCTCCAGTTTGATTTGCGGGTTCGCCTTTGGATCATCGGCAGTTGGAAGGAATCAGTTGCCCTACTAAGGACTTACGAAATCATAAGTAATTGCTAATCTCCTATCGAATCAGGCCGATCAGGCTGAAATACGCACATTTCAGCGGTGAAAGGGGGATTCTATGAGGGCATGCATCGCATCGCTTTTGATCGTGGCACTGTTGATTCCATCTGCTGTATTCGCCGGTCTCAACAGCAAGAAGGCCGCCTACCAGGGAGGCACCACCAGGAACCAGGATTTTCCGGGGGCTAAAGAGGCGGTCAAGGGATCCCTTGATTTGGACTGGCCGCACATAATGCGGTTCAAATATGGGCCCAAAGAACAGCAGATTTTCCAGATCCCCTACAAGCAGTTTGTTGATATCGAATATGGACAGAAGGCCGGGCGGCGGGTCGGCGCGGCGGTGGCGACCGCGGTACTGATCAGTCCTGCGGGGTTGCTTTTGCTGTTCTCCAAAAAGCGGAGGCACTTCGTGACCATCGGATATCTGGATGCCGAGGGCGCGGAACAGGTGGCAGTGTTTGAGCTGGGCAAGGATCTCATCCGGACCGCCCTGCCAATTCTTGAGACCAGGTCGGGAAAGAAGATAATCTACCAGGACGACGAGGCCCGTAAATCAGGCAAGGGTGATCACCCAGCAGCTGACCTGGCTGGGATATAGTGGCTCACGATTACAGAGGGGATGCGAATGGCACTCGTCAAATGCAAGGAATGCGGGCAACAGATCAGCACTGATGCGAAGGCGTGCCCGAGCTGCGGGAAGAAGCGCACGTCATGCGTTACCCTTGGATGTGCGGCTATCCTGGTTCTTTGCCTGGTTGGTTTTATTGCCTCCCTTGTTGTTGTCCATGACGGCGGCACGCCGGGAACCAAGCCAAGCGCTACTACTCCCCCTGTGCCCGTTCCTGGTACTCAGTGGAATTATTCCCAGATCGAGGACAAAATGGGGAAGGGAACTTCCTATTTTGCCATGGTTACCAGCACCAATGCGTTGGACTTTGATTTCCCCTATTCCGGCCCGCAGCACGCAACCTTGACGTTGCGAACCCACCCTCGGCATGGGAAGGATCTGATTCTCAGGATCGAGCGTGGACAGTTCCTGTGTCACTCCTTCGATGATTGCAGCGTTCTGGTCCGGTTCGATGATGGTCAGGCGCAGAAGTATTCCGCATCACCCCCGGCCGACAACAGCACTGAACAGATCTTCATCCAAAACTATTCGAGATTCGTCGGCAATATGCTGAAGGCGAAGCGGGTGCGAATCAGTACAAAGGTTTACCATGAAGGCGAGCCCGTAATGGAGTTCGACGTCAGTGATTTCGATGCATCCAGATATCAGCCTTCCAAATGAGATAAAGTACTTGTGTCACAAGGAGATATTATGACCGAAGAGAATCCCAAGCCACCTGCGCCGCCTCAGCCTCAACCGCTGCCACCACCCCAATCGCCTCGGTATGTGGATCCAGGCTATGAAATCAATACTGGAAAGCCACCGAAAACACCAAACACAGGGCGTCTAGAAAGAAAATAGCTGTTGAGGCAACCAGAAAGTATTGCTTTCTCGCGATCAGTTTGGCGTTTCTCTCCAAATGTTGCCCGGCAGAGAAGATTAAATTCTTCTTAAACTCAACAGCTGGCAGCTGTAGCCAATATTCATAGAGGATTTTTGGCGTGATCATCATAAGTCTACCCTTCAATTGCCCGATCACACCAACAGCAGCCGCCAAAACAAATAGACATATCGCTGCACAAAGCCATCCGGCGCGCATTTTTATCGTAAGCGCCGATAGGAGGGTTGGCACGGCGATCGTGAAGGTCATGCCAAATCCAAGAATGGTTTGGATTCGAGAATTCACCGCCTCAAAGCGTGTCATTGCCAATTGGTAAGATTCGAGAGCAAGCGGATAGGCCAACTCGATCCCAGGAAATAGGGCTGCATCAAATGGGATTTCTGTGCTTTCTGTCATGGTCGACTCCTTTGCATGCCGGATGTGCTGATTCTATCATGTCACCAGGTTTTCCCAGCCGCACGTTGTTGCACCAGATGACCCGGATCGGGATGGATGCCTCGCGCTGTCGATGGACGCATCCGCCGCTCACACACAATATCTTCTGGGCAGCACCTTCCCCCCCTTCACCCGCTCCCATTCCATCCATCGGACGCCCAGTGGCTGAAGGATCGCGCGCAGTTCTGCTCGAACCCCCAGGAGCGCCCGGCCGAACCCGAGCCGGCCCTGCTCATGGACAGCGGCGCTGAAATAGGCCCGGTCGTTCAGGATTCTGACGGTGCAGACGGCTTGGTAGTCGTCGAGGTACTCCTCGAGGGCCTCACCCAACCGCACGTTGCCGATGCGGAGACGGTGATGTTCGCCGGCCAGGGTGAAATCCTGGACTAGCACCCACTCGATATGAACACCCATGACTCACCTCACCTGCATCTGTGAATCCCCAGGGTCAGCACCCGCAGGATCCGGCAGCCGATGCCGGGGCCCCCGGTGACGCCGCGGTACAGGTCCTGGTATAGATCCGCCTTTTCCTGGGCCAAGTCCCGCTCCTGCTCTGCCAGGCCGGTGGCGCGGCGTTCGAGCTCGAGGGCCCGCTCCCAGGTTGCCCGCTCTCTGGCGTCCTGCTCCCGGTCCCGATCGATGTGTCCGGAAAGCTCGGCCGACTCCTCCCGGCAGCTCCCCAGCTCGAGCAGCTGCCCGAGGACCTGGCGCCCCTCGTCAGGGGTGAGCGGCGAGTTCGCGGGAGACTGCGCGTATGTCGTCCCACACGCGATCGTCAGGAGTAGCAGCAGCGTCCGCATAATGGCGCATCCTTTCGGCCCTGATCTGCGCCAGGGCGTCGTTGAGGGAACGGGATAGTCCGGCCCGGTCCCGGGCGATTTGGTCCGTGGCGGCCGCCAGGGAGCGTTTATCCGCGGCGATGCCGGCGGCGGCGGCCTCGAGGTCGCGCTCCCTGGCTTCCCACTCGGCTCGCTTCTGGCGCTCGATTTCCCGCGCCATCGTCTGCCGGCCCTGGATCTCCCCTTTTTGCCATTGCCGATTGCCGTACCAGTGGAGAGATAAGAAGATGGCCGCGATAGCGACGCAGTAGAAAACGACCTTCCGGGCCAGCGGGTTGGACAGCAGTGATAGTATCCATGCAATCAATTCTCGCTCCTTATTCGCAGTAGGCGCAGCAAACGGCTATACGCCCCCTTTTTCGGCCGCCCCCCAGGGAGTCCTGGACAGGATCCATTTGAAGGCATTAGGAGCGCCGTACTCCATCACGTAGCCGAACAGGGCCGCGAACGCCGGATGAGCAGGGATCTGCTTCGCCCACGAGACCCACGCCAGCGCCACGTCCTCGATGAACAGCACGCCGGCGCACCAGACTACCAGCACGGTGGCGATCCAGCTCACCGCGTTTTCGGGGCTGGCCTCGAAAATCCACTCGTCGGTGATCTCGAGGAAGTCCCTGCCGGACCGTCGGCCGATCCGGTAGTAGGCCAGGAATTTCCACGTCAGGGCTGCCAGGGCCCCGGCCAGGTACCAGCACCAAAGCGTCTGCTCCGGACTCATCGGCGTCGCCCCAGCTTCTTTACCAGCCGGTACAGCCACCAGCACCCGGCCCCGGCGATGGGGAACCAGAACACTTGATCGACCACGGTTTTTATGAGGGTCTGGCGGCCGTAATACAGATCCCAGGCCTCCCGCTGGGTGACCAGGGCGGCAATGACCAGGCCGGCCATGGTGAGCAGGACCCGGTCCGGATCCTCCAGCCACCAGCGCACCCGGCGGTTGTGCTCGTACCAGTAGACCAGCGCCAGCCAGGCCACCCCGATCAAAAAGGGCCCGGTGAGGATGTGAATGCCGAACTGCGTCAAAATGTGAGTCATTGGAGCCTCCGGACGAATTCGCCCCAGGGGAACAGCGCCCCGGGGCAGGTTTTTGCAGAATAATCCGAGTGCCGGGAGACGCGACCGACTGGGATCTCCAGCACCCGGCAGAGGGAGCGGGTGTAGCGCGCGGCAAGGTCGAGCTGCGCCGTCGGTGGCGGGGCCAGGTCGAAGTTCCCCGCCAGGCAGATCCCAAGGGAATCATCGTTCTGGCCGCTCGTATGGGCACCGACCTCGTCGAGCATCCGGCCAATCAGGATTTCGTAATGGCCCCCAATTAGCTCAATCCCAGCATGGTATCCGATGTCCCTCCAGCCCATGGTGTGCGTGTGATACCTGCGGATGGCGTCCCAGGAGACCGTGGAACCGTCCTTTGTCAGGCTGTGGTGGATGATTATGCGGGTGGGTTTCATCGCCCCGCCCCAGCATTTTTTGCCCGGCACTCGATGAACTGCTCGTGCAGGATATGGTGTTGCCGGCCGCGTTCCCGGATTTCCTCGTCGGTCTTGCTGTGAAAAGAGCAGTTTTCCCGTTCGAGGATGTCGTGTTCCTTCCGGCTGATGTACTTGCCGTTGATCCCCTCGAGGATTTGCTCTTTGAGTTTTGCCATGTCGCGCTGGACGCGGATGACGAGGTAGGAGGTGACAGCGCCCACGATAGTGGCGATCAGGGACAAGAGGACCTGGAATTCGGAAACCTGCGACATGATCTCTCCGTGAAGTAAGGGGGCGCGGGGCGCCATGGTTGATACCAGCATTACGGCGCCGCCTGCATGATAAATGCATCGGTCGTGCGGGGGACGCCGCTCAGTGAGCCGTTTACGGGCGTGATGCGAAACTGCACGGACTTGGTGAGGTCGGCATCGTCCAGGGTGCGCTGCGCCAGGGTGTAGGTGTAACTGGTGCTCGTGATGCCGGTCTGGGTCTGTTTCACGGCGCCGGCCAGCAGAACCTCTACCGTGCAGGTCCCTTCCGGCCCGGCGGCTATGCTGGCGGCATCCTGGGCAACAACGGCCCAGCCCGCCTGGGCCCGGCGGTTCCGATGCGCCCAGGTCAGCACGGCGTCCACAGCTCCCAGATACCCGCCATCGGGCCAGTACTGACCGTTCACCTGTACCTTTCCCGGTGGATAGGGTTTCTGGGCCCGGGTCCCCGGGGTGATGGAAACCGGGCTCACAGAGGCGATAGGAACGGTGGATCGGCTGGTGTAGGGGAGGAGTTTGATGTTCATAGTTGATTAGCGGCCTCTTATGTAATCTTCCAATCCATCCAGTCAGTAAAAACAAATTTGCCACTGCCAAATGAGTTATACCCGCCAATTCCAAGCTGATCAGGTGTGATATAAGCTGAATGTGCCTGAGAATGGAGCGTAGTGAAAACTCCGGGATTCAGGGTGGGATTGAGATTATAGCTAAACACACGAGTAGTTCCGTCATCGGCGATTCGCAATGCAATACGGGTAGATAACCCTGCAACAAAGATGGGAGATATTTGGCGCTGGATGTCACCTGAGTCTGCCTGATTACCTACTCCCATATGCTCCACGTTTACCGTCAATCCCGTTGTGGCATGCTGAAATTTCAGGCCGATAGCATTACCAGTAGAAGAATCCCGCAATATTAGGGCCACAACGCCACTGCCGGCGGTGCTTCTATTGTCGGAGTAATCTAATATGGCCTCAATGGCATACGGTGTGGATGGGCACGGGCCCACAAGATAACGCCACTGGCCCGTTACATATTCCACTTTCATCCGTAACGAATATTGGAATGACTCGATCGTTGCCCCCAATTGATTGATCCAGGTCCAACTGGAAACGTTCGGCGGTGTCATTGTGGGAGTGCTCCCTCCCCCTCCACTCGCTGGTGTACGATACACACCATCCCCAGACAAAAATTGGGTTATATCCAGCGTCGGGTGCAACGACACCACCCCTGGCACTCCGGCGCCGGCGGGGCCCACGTGGGCGCTGCGCTTATCCGGGCTCCCGCCATCGCTCTGAAATGTGACATTGCGGGAGCCGGCAGGGGCGGCGGGTGTTTTATTGCTCCAGTAGTAGACCATTTAAATCCTCAGTCGTTCAGCAGGATGGAATCCTCGCCCTCATCGGAGCCCTCTAGCACGCCGGCACGGTAGTCGGTCAGCAGGTCAGATCCGCCATTTCGGATGAAGATCACCCGGGTGCCGGCCGCATGATCCGCCGGCAATGTGTCATAAACGCCGCGCACGACTCCCGCAATCGTGAATGTGCCATCCCCATGGTTCGTCACCGTCTGCCAGGAGCAGATCTCCCCGGTGTCCGCAAAATACATCAGATTGTCTCCACGGTCCCGGCCGGTGGCATCCGTGCTGACCAGGTCCTCGAGGTCCATGCCGGCCAGGACAAACCCTGTGTTGTCCAGGGCCGCCGTCTTCCTGGAGTAGGCCGACTGCAGAAGCCCGCCAGGACAGAAATCCGGCACGCCATTGGTGGGCAGATATCCAGACCCTTCATCTGCCCACACCTGGAACCCTGAGCTGCTGCCGTCGGCCCGGACGGCGCCGACCATTACGCGGGGCGCCACCACCCCGTCCAGCATCTGGTATGGGGCCTCAATCGCCAATTGAGCTGCCGGCGCCACTGGATCACCCACCGGATCCGTCCAGCTGCTCCCGCTTGGGGCACTGTAGGCGGTGTAATTGGCCCGGAAAACGTCCTCCACTATCTCGGCCTCGATCATCCCGTCGGTCAGGTTGCCGTAATCGATGCTGGTCACCCGGACGCACATATCGTTGATCCCGAGGGGCGGCCAGGTCAGCCGAAATGGACTCCCCATGCGGAGGGCCCAGGCCTTGCGATTCACCTTGATTCTTCCCTTGCCGATGGGGTAGCTGCCGGTGCGCAGTTCACGGTTGCAGGCCTTTTGGGCCACGGCAGCACTGGAAAATCCCGGGAAATCGATCGTCACAGTGGCAAGTTCGCCATTCCGGATCGCAAAGTTTGCCGGCTCCTGGGCCTGGACCATTCCCTGTTTCCATTTGCTGCGGTCCGTGTATGTCACCTTGACCTCATTCAGGGTGTCTTCCCAGGACCCGCGCGAGAACTCGCACTCGGCGATATCGTTCTCATTGAAAACCGGGACGGCCGCCGGAACGTAATCCGGGCGTACCAGCTTCAAGGTCCAGAGGCCGGTAGAGGGATCGGTGTAGCAGACGCCGTCGATATGCTGCAGCACGGTCTCAATCACCTGGTCCGCCTGCTGGGGGCTGTCAGCCATGAGGCTCATGCCAAAGCCCTCACTGGCGAGGGTTGCCCCCGAAGATGCGAAGCTGGCGAGATCGAACCTCGCCGCGGGGAAGCCTAGACCCCAGCTTTTCATCTGCAGGCATTCGTAGATGATCTCAGCCGGATTGGCGTCGCCGCCGATGTTGGTCTGGCCACTGGCCAGTCCGAGGTGTGATGGGCAGCGGCGCAGCACAAATGCCAGGTTCTTGATGTATTGGCTGTTGCCCAGGTACCACTGGTTGCAAACCATGTGGCACACCTTCCGATAGGCGGGGTAGGTGATGCCGAGCTGCCCGCTCATGTAGGCATCGCTGCCCTGGGAGTCGCTGCCATAGTAGAGCGTCCCCCAGCCCTCGATGTTTCCTTCCTCGCCACCGGCATCAGGAGAAAAAAACTGGTTAAAGATATTGCGGCGCGAGGTGACGTATAATTTAAGGCTCCCATCGGGATTCACTGAAGGGGCCGGGGTGACCTCCTGCTGTCCGAGATACCATCCGGTCAGGGATGAGACATTTTCTCCTCCCCCCCACGACATGCTCTTCATGTCCTCGCCTGTCCCGGCCAGGATGTCTACCAGGGCGTCCACTGGGCCATGGCACAGTCCAAGATCCATGCCCAGGTAATATTTATGGCCGGCGGTGTAGGTGCGCCCGAAGGCCATGATGCCCATGCTCTTCTTGATCGCCTTAACTTTGAAATCGCCATACCAGACGACATTGGGGGCTTTCAGACAGCACGTGCCCCAGATGACCGGCAGGCTGCGACCTTCCTCGGCCGTGGGGATCTGCAGATCTCCCAGTGAGGACGCCTTCACCTTCGGAGCCTTTTGAAGCAGGCCGGAGAGCACCACGGTTCCGGCATAAATGAGGAGCGCTACCCACCACAGCATAGTTCTACCCCAACCCCGACGAAAACGGGTTTCGTGACGGGATCCATTCCCAGCCCATGAAGTTGACCCCGTTATTGAACTTGGTGGTGCAGCCGTTCGGTCCGGCGTAGGTGTGGTCGCAGCCGGCATAAGCGAACACGGTATCCCCTTCAGCCAATCCGTTCATGGGATTGATCAGGGTGAGTTGGTTCCCGGCGTGGGACATGATCATGCGCCGATCCACCCCCTTTTCAATATGGCCGGAGTTAAACCAGCCGTCTGCCTTCGTTGCGCACTCAGCAATGGTGATCGTGAGCCCATCCTCGCTTATTGCCTGTACCGCCCCCGTCACCCGCCAGAATGCATTAGAGAGACCACAGCCGCTGTCAAAAAGGATCCGGTTGCAGGGTCGCTGGAAGCATGCGGTGGCAATATTGCGTTTGAGAATCTCGGTGTCCGGGGCGCAGTCGAGTTCGCATTTATCGTCGGTGCTGAACCGCCCGAGCAAAACCCGGCCGGTGAAGGCCACTTTCATCTCGCTTTCCGGCTCCCCGTCATGCCCTCGGAAAATCACCAGGGTAAGGGGAGTGCTGGGGATGAACGAAATGAAGAGCTGCGCGATAGCCTGGTCTTGTGGGACGGTGACCGTGATGTGGCCGCCCTTGACCTCTGAACTAGCAGAGGTGTTGGTCCTACTGACGATCTGCGGCTGATAGGAGGCGCCCTGGTAGGTCTTTTCCTCATCGGCGCTGGTGTATCTCCAGACATGATCCTGTGTTGCAAAGAGGTACAGCTCGAACGGCTGGCCGCTGCTTACGCTGCTTTCTTTCCCGTCATAACTCATGCTGGGACCTCCAACGGCAGTTCCAGCAGATCAAGCGGCGCCTCAGCTACATCCCGACTGTGCCAAGTCAGTTCCTGCTCGTCGGTGGCCAGGCGCACCAGGCGGAGGAAGGAAATCATGCACCCGCCTACCGGGACCACTGCGCTGGCGCTCAGGGCGCTGGAAAGCACGAGTGTCTCTGTGGTTACGCCCTCGCTGGCCTGGATGATTTTCCGGTAATACCTGATCCCGCTGCCATCCAGCATGTGAAAGCAGAGGTAGTGCCGCGCGAGATAGGGGAACTGGTATTTGGTAAAGCCCGTTTTTTCGATGATCAGGTTGACGTTGCCGGCCTCCAACGTGGCCGCCTGAACCAGGTCATGGCGCCAGCTCGAGACCCAGAAAGGCCGCTGCTGTCCCTTGCGCAGGGAGTACCATGCTCGGAATGACGTAATTTCCGCTCGATCGGTCAACGTCCACAAGAAGCCGTTTATGCGGCCCAGCGCCACGCCGCTCCGATCCACCATTTTGGACGGTCCAGTTTTAAAGTCGAGGATCTGGATGTTGCGCGAATATTCAGTTGCTCGATCCTGGGCGGCATTTGGATGGACCTCCAGCACGTCATAGCCATACACCAGGCTTGGCGAGGCGGGTGAAACGTCCGCCGCGGCGTCGCATTGAAACGCCACCTCGAGGTCGGATATGGATGGAGTCAAATGCCCCTGCCTGGCATCCCCATCCCAGCGGCCCGTGAGCACCGGGATTGCATAGGTGAACCCATCCGCCGGCCATGCATTATTGAGCGGGGCCGTGGTTGTGATGCTGTCAGCTGCCACGCTCAGGATCGTCGCCGCTTCATGTGTGAAAGGATCCCGCCAGAGGACTACGATCCCGCCCGGGGCGAATTTGCGGTTTGCGGTGCTGCAATGGATCAGGCTGGTCAAGGCATCAGTCGATGCGGTGATTTTGATGGCATCAGGCCAGAAAGGAACGCCAAACGTATGGGACTGCTGGCTGTAAAGGAGCGCTTCTAATGCTGCGGCGACCCGGGCCTCTGTGGGAAGGACGCGATAGGACAGGTGGGTGCGGGGCCTTTTCCTCAGCGCTACTCGCTGTTCCTTGGCAGAGTATGCCAGGAGAATGTCGGTCAGATACTGGGTGCGCTCCTTCACCAGCTCCGACCAGTCGGGCTCGGCAGGGAAGACGACGATTCTGCTACCGGTTACCAGCACATCTGTGCCGCTCTCCCCGGTTAAGAGAAAGGTCAGAATAGCCTGGATGGTTGCATCTCCATCACGGGGCACAATGGTCAGGAAGTCACGTGCCTGGAATGGTGCGAAGGTGAGGGGGTACCCCAGAGGGTTGTCGACGCTGACATTGCCACTATCCTGAATTCCCACGCCCGTAAGTGCGGTGATCTTATTGCGGTGAGTGTTCCAGAGGTTGGTTTGCCAGGTTACATCCGCCAGGACGAAGCCACAGCTCTTTGATCGCGGCGAGATGATGGTTTTTTCGAACAGCTCCTCGAAACAGCCGAGGGCCTCGCCACCCAATGAGATACCCGGTTCGGGGCTCACCAGGGCGTCATTGTCGACGAACAAAGGATCGTCGCTTACCCCAGGGAGACTATCCAGTATGGCTAGACTGGAGATCCCATTTAGACCATAGGCCACATTGGGACTAATCTCGGGAACAGCCAGCGTGCTAACCGGGTCGAGCAAAATTTCGCCCTGGTAGGTGGCCATCACGCCACCTTTCGGACGGCGAATTCAGGGAATAGTTTATACGTATCACCCCCTAATTGAATTTCTGCGCCGGCTAGATATCCATTGCCCACCGCGTTGGTCTGAAATAGAGCTGGGGCCGTGCCAATCAGGCAGGGGCCACCTTCATCTCTTTCCACAAAAATCCTGATAGGGAGTAAAACAGCCTGTGAATTGATACTGCTCACGAGATATGTAACAAGATCATCAGAATGAGGAATTGAGGACGGTAGAGTCGATCTACCCGTCACCGTGCTATAGCCGCGTCTTCCCGTCCAGCCCTCGCGAGGCTCGCTGCTGGGTCCAACAGCGAGCCAATTATTTGTAAACGACTCGATATTCGCGCGGATTAGGGCTCCGTTGCATTTTCCATAATCATCAGTGCCATAATAAAATGGGCATCGGCTGTTGCTATTTAATGGGGCGTCTCGTGTGTTACCCCCTGTAAGATGCCCATGAATATAGGCGCCGCCGACCCAATTCCCCCCATGCTTTAGCAACGTAAACCCGAATCCCATGACCTGAAATATCCCGGCATTACGTTCGACGACGATTGTGTAGTGATCGTTGTCATCATGAAAGAAATAGAAGGCGGTATTCGCCCCTGTGTTTACAACAATTCCACAACCGCACACCTTTCCGTCAGTAGCTAGTGGTGCACCGGTGAAACTGTCGTACCATGCAGCCCCAATCCCAGCATAATCAGTGCTCATATAGCAGCATAGTGTAGGGACTTGGCATGTGTTATAAATATATCCATTAAATGGATTTCCAGTCGGGCGAGTCCTTAAATGCAGATATATCCCGCTTTTGTGTAAATGCGCTCGCCAATCAGAGCCCTCTGCCTGGGAGTGATCCAGCGTCCATCCTTGGAGCACCAACCAGGCGGCCAGCTGCTGGAGCAGATCATGTTGTGAAGTCGCTGTACCTGTCTGATATGCCATTTATTTCCTCATGCCAGCTTCATCGCAAAGTAGTTCCATTTGCCGTTGCGGAATACATCCTGCACCACCAGCCATTGAATGCGATTCTGGGTAACTGTGTTTTCTGCTGTATTGGCGTGCCCGCTCACCCAACCCACTCCATCCATTTCCCCCCAAATATTGGCAGGAGCGCTTTCACTCATAACCATAGGCAGGATTGGATAGCTGCCATCCAGGCTGGCGCGCAAATCCAGTCCGACATTACAGTCTGGGGTTATTTGCCCACCGCTGCCTGAGGGATATCTCCCATAACCGCTGAACGCGGCGAGCACCCCATCCGGGCGCCTGAAGCGGCAGGTATGGTTGTTATGGGTGGATGAGTTGCCCCCATAGGACTTGGGGAAGGTGGACATGTAGTTGCCGCTGTAGCTCCACCTCCAGTCTGTTGAGGTGGACCCGGGTTCTCCGTCAAACGCCATGCTTCCACCAATCAGCAGGGGATAGGGTACAGCCGATGGATTAAGGTAAGGCGTGATCAGCCCAAGATATGCGGCCATGTAAACGGTGCTGGTCTTGACCACGAGCACAACGCGGCGTCCGTTGGCGCAGACCCAAAATGGCATATTGCCCACGCGCAGCAGGGGGATCAACGGACCCCTTGACGTCATCCCCCCGGCCTGTCCATAGAAGTTGAGCCCAGAGTTGTAGGCGATGTATCCATTGAGCCGCAGGTTGTCATAATCGCCCGTGACGTTCATGATCCGCTGCATTGCCACGTAGATGGCGCTCGCTCCGTCATTCCCCGGAGCCTTCCAGCAGGAGAATGCCGTCACGTCATTGGCATCGGTACTGAAGCGCTCCTGGACCCATGGGGGCGTCATGGTAAAGGTGACAGTGTCTCCCAATGCCCAGGGGGTGGCGCCGGCTACCAGGGTGCAGGAGCACACGGCGGAGGTGAACGGTGTTCCTATCGTCCCAGCTCCCAGGCTGCCGCTGACACTGCCGCTCACCGCGAAATTCGTGGCATCCGCGAAGGTCACGGTGATGACCTCGAGGACGCTTGCCGCGGTACCGATCAGATCGGTGATTGTGCCGGTTCCGACGCCCGCATAGAGAGGATCCAGGCTGTGCCCCTTGGTGAGAAAGGCATCCAGTTTCGTCAAGAGGTCTGGAACATCCGAGGCGGTACCTGTAATGAAGCTCATGCCTATCCTCCCAATGCCTGCCGCATCGCCTTCTTATTGCTCTGAGCCATGCGAACGAAAATCCTGTGAAACTGAGGGGAGGCCTCGAGCTTTTTCAGGAGCAGTCCCTCATCCAAACCCAGGGTGGCCGTGAGACCGGCGCTCATCGCGGAGCCGCCTCCGGCTTGCGCATCCACCAGGCCGCCCTCTGCAAACCGCACCCCGGCGCGCCGCCGGATCGCGGGAGTTCCATAATTCATGGTATTCAGGAGTTCCAGCATCCCAGGCTTTTTCACTACCGCTGCGCGAACCACGTACTCGAAATTGGACAGGCGGGCCGGTATACTGTCGCTGGTCGCCGTCCCAGGACCACGGATCAGCCCTCCAGATGCCACTGAGACGGGACCACTCCCCGCGCCTCCCCCGCCAGTCGCGGCTCCCCCGGCTGCACCTGCGATGAATCCGAGCATCTTCTGAATCATGAGGTTGGCCAGCATCTGGGCGGCGATCTGCTGGAGGGACTGGACAATCGATAGTGCCAGCGAGCGAAACGCATCCCCCAGGCTCTCGGCCTGGTTGATGCTGCTGGAGAGCCACGTGGTCAGGTTGCTGGTGAGTGCGCCCTCGACATCCTGCTTGAACTGGCCCATCTCGAGCGCCGCCTTGTTGCTGCTCAGCGCCAGTTCCTCGATCTGCTCCTGGAAGTCTTCTGCCGCCTGGACCTGCTCCGGCGTGATGGCCGCGGCGCGCATTGCGGCAGCAATCTGCCGCAGGATTGGCAGTCGCTCCGCCTCGAGCTGCATGATCTGTTGCTCGGCCTGGAAGGTGAACAATTGCCCCGCCGCCACCTGGCGCGCGATCTCGCGCCGGCGGGAGTCGATCTGCTCGAGGGCCGCCGAGGCGGTGGACGCCTGCTCTTCGAAGTCGATGGGCTGGTATCCTGCGTCACGGTATTCTCCTACCCGTTGAGCGCGATCGCCGGCGGAAACGCCCTGCTTTTTCAATATCTCATCGAGCGCCGCGGCTTGGGCGTCGATCTCCGCCCGGGCGGCTGCGAAGCGGCCCATCTGGGCTTCCCGGATCCTCTTCTCGAAATCGAGAGACTGCTCCTGAAGCTCTTTCGTTTCTTTCGCTTCTTCGGTGCGCAGCGCCTTAAGCTCGGCCTCGTTTTCCAGGATCTTCACCTGGTAGTCGGCCGAGGCCTTCACGATCTTTGCGTCGCGCTCCGCCTGCAACTCATCTTTGCCGAGCTGCGCGGACTGCAACTCCACGACCTTGTCATAGAGGGCCCTGGCCTCCGCCTGCCCCTGCTTCTCAGCTATCCTGGTGCGTTCAGCGTAGTAGTCGCGCAGGGATGTGAGTCCCTGTTCGAAGCGCTCCTTGGCGGCGGCCTCCTCGGCCTTTGCCTCGGCGCCGGCGATCTTCGCATCGTAGTCCAGCCGCGCGGCCGCCAGTTCCATGTCCGCCTTGCGCTGCTTTTCCGCCAGCCGCTCGCGCTCTTTTGCGGCCTTCTCTGCGGCGCGCTGCGCCTCGAGGTCCTCGCTGACTTCCTGGTTGCGCTTGGGTTTGTCCTTCTTGGGAGCGCCGCCGTCGAGAGCAATGAACATCTTCTTGTAGCGCTCTTCCAGTTCGCGATTAAAGGATTCCATCCCGGTCCGGACGGTTTCCTGGTACCTGTCCCACGCGCCCTTCCAGCGGCCGTGCAGGAGATCATCCACCAGGCGCCATTGGGCGATGGCTGAAATGGTGATGCCGTGGATCGCCTTTTGGATGCCGCCGACCACGGCCATGACGGCGACCACGATTCCCTTCAGGATCTTGCCCGCATATTCGCCGAGCGTCCGGAAGCCCTCCACGCCCTGGCCAGTCAAGCCCTCCACCATAGCCTCGGTGACGTCGGCCAGCGCCGGCGCGAAGCCGGTGGTGAATTGCATGGTCGCGCCTTCGGTGATGCTATTTAGATCCGTAAGCGCATCGTTGGCGCGCTGGGTCGCCTGGGCGAGATCGGTATCGATGACCAGCCCCATTGCCTCGGCCTTTTCGCGCAGCTTTTCGAACCCGCCGTCGGCAAGGTCATCGATGAGCGGGAGCAGCTCGGCGCCGACGCGGCCGAACAGAGCCATTGCCGTACCGGTTCGCTTCGCGCTGGGTTCGAGCTTGCCGAGCGCGGCGGCAATCTTCAGGAAGCGCTCATCCTGGTTGAGACCTACGAGCGCCTTGGAATCGCCAAACAATCCCTTGACTGCATCGCGTGTTTCCTTTACCCCCTGATCGTATTCATCCATCGCGCGCGCAAATTTCATCAGGCTGCTGTTCAGGGACTCCTGCGCGACATCAGCGGTCCGGGCCCCGAACGACAACGTGCTCAGCATCTCCACGCTGTTGCCGGTCTTCTGGGTGAGCTTGCCGAGTCCATCCGCCAGATCCATCGAGCGTTTGGCGAGGTTTACAAACATGTTCACGGCTTTGACTGCGCCCAGTCCGATCAGGATGTTTTTGGCTTTGGCCGCAATGTCACTGACGCCGCCCACCTCTTTCTTGGATTTGGCAGCCGCCTCCTGGACGCTTTTGAAGGATTTCACCACTTCGGCGACGCCTTCTGCGCTCAGTCGAACTCGGACATCGGGAGTATTCGACATTTCCTATCCTTCGAGGATTGCCGGCCGCCGCGGGCATTTCGCCTTACTTCCGGCCGCGGCGGCAACAATCCATGCCAGGTATGCCACGGAATAGGCCTGCTGGGCATCGCGCCTGAGCAGCGCCTCATACGCGGCCAGGGCCTCGGCCACCGGCCATTGCATCACCGCGCTGAAGCGATCGACCTGATGATCGGCAAGCGCGCGTACCACCTCGCCCCACTCGCCGAAGTCCGTGAGGTAGTGGTCGCGAGCTGCGCGGCGTTTGCTCTGCCGCTTCTGGGCTGCGTCCTCGTTCCGCGCAAAACAATGCGGGAATGCTGCGAGGAGCGCAGCCCTTCGCGGAAAAAATCCGTAATGATCGCGACCAACACTTTCTGGATCTCCGCCTTGTCGGCCGGGTCCGTGACTATGCTGAGCAGCGCGGCGGTGGAAGCCGCTGTCTCCGGGGTCCACTTTTCATCTGGAACCCCTTCAGGCAGCAGCAGGCCGGCCAGAAGCTCGATCGGAGCTCCGCGCTCGACGACCATGGAGATCAGACGCAGGGCGAAATCCTGCGCACTCTCGCCCTCGTTCGGCGTGCAGTTCGCGAGGCCCGCGGCGCGGAGATGTCGCATTACGTAAAAATCCTGCGCGAGCGTGGAGCGCTCCACCATACGGTAGAGCGCTCCATCGATTTTGAAAACTTGAGCCATGCGTCACCGCTCACTAAGTTGTTGACGATACAGGCGATCCATGCTTCCATGTACTCAATGATGACGATCGCCTATTTTGTAGCCGCATTCCTGCTGCTTTCCGCTATTGAGAAAGCCTTCAAGGAATAATCAGCACTACAGGTAAAGCGCCCGGTAGTACTGCTGGCCGGCGGGCTTGCTGGTGTCCGCATAGACCTTGCCCTTCAGGTTGAAGGTGGCGAAGTCATCGGAGATGAATCCCAGCTCGCCGTCCGGAGTCAGCCCACAGATCCAGACATCGACCATCATTCTGGGACCCTGGGTCTGATTGGTGGCGGCGATGTACCTGAGACGGCCCTTGATGGTCCCTGAGGCCAGGCCATACACCAGCTGCTTCTTGTCTGCCGCCGCGATCGCGGGGACACTCCCACTCCAGGTGATGGCTGTGGACACGACTCCCTTGTCCACTCCCGTGTAGCTCGACAGAAGCCGGATCATGCCGGCCTCGGCTTTGAGCTCGTAGGCGGCCGGATTCAGGGTGGTGGCGCCCTGCTTCACGGCGCTGACGGTGGGGTTCAGGCAGCCCATGTCGTACCAGACATCGAGCTTCACGCTCGCGGCCGCCGGTCCCACAGCCTGATCGGCCACGGCGGCATTGGCGGTCTGGGTGAATACTCCATCGACGCCCATCATGGCCAGGGCGAGGTTCTCCGGGGTGAATTCGGTCAGGACCGCGGCGAGTTCCGCCGCGCTGCCGGTCACGACCTCGGCATAGGTCGCCTTGGCACCGTCCATGGCGTTCTTCTTTTCCACCGTTTCCACGCTATGCGTGATGCCGAAGCTATCCACGAGGCCCAGGTGGCGCAATCCCGTAGAGGCATTGTTGGAGTCAAACCGGTCGAAGTACACATTGCCGGCGCCCAACAGAAGGTTTTCACTGCTCGGAGCGAGTTTCATTTGCTTCTCCTTCCAAAATCACTGCATAAAATCACGGAGTAGGCCGCCTATTGGGCGACGTACTCCAGACTGTTTTTCGGCCGCGCGTACTCCACCACGATCTGCATGACAGCGATGCTGTAATCGCTCTCGCTATCCATTTCTCCCTGCCATTCCGTCTCTCCCTCGGATATGGACGAGGCCAGGCCGCCCAGTGTCTGATCCGTGAAAAGCTGAGAAATGACCCATTTTCTGAGATCCTCATTGTCGGTATCCGTCCCCGATACTCGGCACAGCAATCCCACCGTCAGCAGGCGCCGGACCCCGAGATACTCACGATTCCTGCTGGTGGCATCCTTGGCTGGCGCGTCCAGGAGAGGAGCCACCACGATCAGCTTCGAGGCACTGGCCGGCTTTACCCGGGAGGTTGACACCACCAGGTTGACCGGCTTCCCGGTCGCGGCCATCAGCGTGGAGATCGCGCTGCTGATCTTCTGGACATAGGTGTCAGCCATGTCAGGCCCTCTGCAGGAGCAGTTCCGTCATGGACCCGACCTGAATGATGCGGAGCACCGTGTAATCTTGAGACAAGCCGGGCCCGGAAATGGACGCGCTGGATCCCTCGGCAATGTCGGGAAAATGCGCCGCTTTCACCGTGGCTACCTCCATCTGCAGGACCTGGGAGGCCGCGCCCCCGGCTTCCTCCCCCAGCTCGCCCCGCAGCTCATAGAAGCATGGCTGGGTGGCTCCACTGACGGTGATTCGGTGCGGGGAATCGTCCAGCATCGCATCTAGATCTTCGTCCTCGCCGGGGAAGGAGTAGGTCACGATCGCGCTCCCGCCTTGCTGGGTCGGCCAGGCTTGCGGGCCGGAGGTGCCTCATTCTTGGGCTCGGGTGCCGGTGGTCCATCGGGT